GGTATATGCATACGAGTTTTCGTGTACTTCCCGAAATTTTTTTTTCGAGGTAACACACAAACGTAAGTTACTGAATTTTAAGTATTTAAAAAAACCATGAATAAACCGAAACAATCATCAAATACCAAACGAGACAACACACATAACAGCCAGCCGAACAACTTAACAACCGTCAATGTCAAACGTACAGGTATAGGCTGTCCGGGCCTAAAGAAATTCAAACTGAGCCAACTCAAAGAAAGCGAATACAATCCGAGAATAATCGACAACGAGACATTGCAAAGCCTGAAAAACTCAATAAACCACTTCGGCTGTGTGGAACCGATAATAGTAAATGTAAGGCGTGGGCTTAATAGAATTGTCGGAGGCCATCAAAGATACAAAGTATTGAGCGAATTAAAAGTGAAGGAGTGTATTTGCGTAACGGTGAATTGCAGCCAGTCGGAAGAAAAGCTGTTGAACATAACTTTGAACAATCAACACTTGCAGGGCAAGTTTATCGATAGCATTGCTGTTTATATCGACGAATTAAAAAGCCAATTGCCTGATTATCTGAATAAGCTTGATTTGAAAATTGAAAAATTGCGTGAACAGATCGGGAAAAACGAAAAAAAGACAAAGCCGGCCTATGCAGAGGAAACTATAAAACCATACAAGAAAACTCATGTGCTTTTATCTTTTGAGCCAAAGTTACTTGTAAAGATACTGCCACACCTGGAATCAATCCTGAAAGTTAAAGGCGTTCAATATGAACAGGGTTCGAACTGATAATACATTTCTTGAAACGAAAATAAGATTGAGACTCGACAATCTGCCGGCTGGTGATTGCAGAGTTTTAGATTGCTATGCCGGCACAGGTCTTATTTGGAGAACAATAAAAAAACGAAGCAAAAAAAAGATAAATGTTCTCGGCATTGAAATCGAAAACAGAGACGGAATATATTTGCAGGGTGACAATAGAAAGTTTCTGTCGTCGATGGATTTAAGTGCTTTTAATGTGATAGACCTTGACGCTTACGGTGTACCGTATGACCAGCTGAGGATAATATTTTCGAAAAAGCCCAGGCCTGAGGCTGTTATATTTGTGACATTCATTCAAATAATGTACGGCGGTTTGCCACACGGCATGTTAAGGGACATCGGATACAAAACATCGATGATTAACAAGTGTCCGGCATTGTTCTATAAAAACGGCTTTGAAAAATTCAAGCAGTACCTTGCATTTAACGGAATCGGACAAATCAGGCACTATTCGCATCAAAAAAAACATTATTTGTGTTTTAAGATAAAAAAAAGCGGCTCATAAAGATTGACTATACGCACGCTTACGGGAAAAGCGGAAAAAGCAGCCAGTTTTTCGTTGACAAAAACGCCATAAGTCGTTATTGTATAAGAAGTTATGAACTTTTGATAATAACAAAAAACATACAGAAAGGACAAGTTATGGCGAATATTTACGAAAAATACAGACCAAAGAAGTGGTCACAGGTAAAGGGACAATCGAGAGCCGTACAAATCATCAGGCAGATGAAACAGAGAGGGCTTGCCGGCAGAGCTTTTTGGATTAGCGGTATATCCGGAAGTGGCAAGACAACGATTGCAAGACTAATCGCCAGCGAAGTCGCAGACGAGCTTTTTACAAAAGAATTTGACAGTGCAGAGGAATTTAACCAGGAAGCTTATCAGGAAGTTGAGCGGGAAATGTATCTTTACGGCGGCGGCAAAAAGCGTGGCCGTGCTTTCATCATTAATGAAGCACACGGATTAAGAGTGTGGATGATCAGACGCTTGCTCGGATTGCTTGAACGAATACCGAAGCATGTTGTTTTTATCTTCACGACAACGAAGGCAGGACAGGCCGGATTGTTCGAACAACAAATCGATGCCGGACCACTTTTGAGTAGGTGTGTAAACATTCCGCTCAATAGTAACGACGGTTTGGCTAAAGTTTTCGCTAAGCATTGTAAAAGAATCGCCGAGGCCGAAGGTCTGGACGGAAAACCGCTTTCAGTCTATATCGAACTTGCCAGGGAATTAAAGAACAATTGCAGAGCTATGCTTATGGCAGTCGAATCAGGACAGATGATTAAATGAAAGGAGAGTGAAAAATGATTTACAGAATTGGAGCCGACGGATTAGAAAATATAAGTGTTACAGAAGATGACAATAAAAACAACCTGCCAGTAGGTACAATCCTACAGCTGAATGGCTATGACAATCCGCGATACGTGATAATCAAGAACCTCGGAGTACATGAAAGGTACAGAAGTCACGGTGCTCGATACATGACGGTCAAGCTTGATGATTACACGTTTTCTCAGCATGATGCGTTCTCGATGAATCATATCGACACGAAGAAAGACAATCGAATCCACATGTATTACACGTCCGAAGTTATGCCGGAAGATAAGGTGCTTGAAATCTGGGAAAAAGCAAAACTGGTAGAACAACAAAAAAAGGAAGCGAAGGAAAAGGCCGAAAAGATTGCAGCTGAAAAAAAAGCCCGGGGACGTAAGCTGTTCGAAAAACATATTCCGCCAGAGGCACAGGCATTAATTGTCGCCAAGTGCGAACGCGATGATTGTGATTTGCAGACAGACTATTTTGCGACATCGACGACGGCGACTGTGATTCTCGGATGGTCGAAACACAAGCGGGATTTGTTTTCTGAAATGCGTAAACACGCGGACCGGATATCGGAAACGGCACATCTTAAAAACAAACCCACAGTCGATTCAAACAATGAACCAAAGACGGAGCAAAATAAATCATGGTGGCATCCAAAAGACGAACACCGCGAAAAATACAGCATGGGAAAAGGCTACTATCTTAAAGACGGCAATGCTTATTCGACTGGATGGCTGATTCAAAAAGTGTGCAAATATCAAGACTGGTCACCAAGTCTTTATATCTCAATGGCCGAACGATGCATATTTGAGAAGTAATGGAAAGGAAGTGACAGAAATGGAAAATACATTAGTTGTCGAAAAATCGATTCACGAAATAGCAAAAAGGGCAAACATTGAAATCGACAAAGTTGATTTAGGCATAACATTGAACGTGGCAATGAATGACGAACAGGTCAGAGACCTGGTTGCGATGATGGGATTTTTGGTCGGTCAACAAATGGAGCCCGGGCAAATACTGGCAGAGTTGTATCACGACTTAAACGCTTTCAAACAAATACATCTTAATCCTGGTACTGAAAGATGTTTTTCGCCGAGGTCAGCGGGATACGCACAAAAGGTATTGCGTTCGCAAATATAAGAAAACAGCCCCGAACGGAACGCCGGTTCGACTCCGGCACGGGGCATTATTAAAAATAAATTTGAGGGATAAAAACAATGGCAACATATAGTTTCAATCAGAAGAAAACAAGAGAGCTACAAACGGCAATACAAAACGCTCCGGAAGGATATGAAGCATTTTTTCAGCCAACACATCATAGAGGTTGCGTCCAAGTATTGAGGTTCACTGACAAGGAAAAATACAAAACTGATTATTGTGTCAACACGTTCAGATCGCGAGACATCAATCACGAAGCTTTTTATAAAAAACTATCAGTGACAGAGAATGATGTTTTGGAATTAAGCCAGGAATGGATTGACATGATATTAAAAGCCAAGAGGCTTAAATTCTACGCGAACAAAAGAAAAGGCCGAGTAATTGTTCGGCTGAGAATATTCAAATAAACAGACAAAAGAACATATTAGAGAAAGGATTAACATGCCAGTAATTTACAGACCCAGTGGAAGGGCGCTCGAGTATTCATTTCTTGCGTTAAATCATTATATAGGCTGCACGCATGGTTGTTTTTATTGCTATGTGCCTACAATGCCATTATTCAAAGAACGTGACTTTACAAATCCGGACGTTAGGCCGGATATAATTAACAGGATCGAAAAAGAAGCTCCACGATATGCAGGTACGAACGAACGCGTTTTATTATGCTTCACGTGTGACCCATATCAGCCAATTGATAAAAAAGAAAAAGTCACCAGGTCAGTTATTAGAGTTTTGAGAAAGTACAATATACCTTTTCAAATTTTGACCAAAGGCGGCCTTAGAGCCAAAAGAGATTTTGATTTATATGGAGCAAGAGACGCGTTCGCAACAACATTAACTTTTATAAAAGAAGATGATTCTAAAAAACACGAACCGAACGCAGCAACGCCAGGCAATAGAATAAAAGCATTGATTGAGGCTCATAGTCAGGGGATTGAAACGTGGGTTAGCCTCGAACCGGTTATCGACATAAGACAGACTTTGGAATTGATCGAGATAACTCAAAACTGTGTTGATTATTATAAAATCGGAAAACTTAATCACCTAAAGAGCGATATAAACTGGCGGGATTTCGGAATCGAAGCAATAAGAATTTGTGAGAAGTACAATAAACCATATTACATCAAAGATGACCTTGCATATCATTTGAACGGAATCGAATTTACAAATACAGACAAACGATTAGCAACTATATAAACATGGCCAAGGATGATATTAGTGAAGTTGCTTGGCGGCAGAGATATTTAGTTCTGTTGCAGAAAGTCAGTTCTGGGGACACATTGTCAAAGAGTGAGCTTACAGAGCTAAGAAAATATGAGCGCCTATCCGAAAAGAGCAAATCCAAAAAAAAGCCATTAATCATCGATAGAAAACCAACTGACAGGTCACGCAAATCTAAAAAGAAAAAAGCCAAAGGGAAAAGTAATTCATCACCGGTATCGCCGGCGGACGTAAAACTTTTAGGCCTTGAATGTGACAGCTTGACCGAGGCTGATGCGGCATTGAAAACAGAAGTATCGTTGAGTGAGCTTTTCATAAAATTTCCGAAACTAAGGAAGGCATGGGACAGAGGCAGATTGCTAAGAAATCTCAGAGACTTTGCAAGAACAGGGACAAGCATATCCGCAGCGGCTAAGAAGTTAAAATATAACAACGGCCAGCAGCTGAGGGAAATTATCGACGGCGATTCTGAGCTTAGTGACTTGTGGGAACAAACAAACCTCGAATTGCATTTTGAGATTAGGTCGGCAATTATCGAGGAAGCCAAACAGGGAAATCTAAAAGCTCTTAAAACCGTTGACGGTTTACTGTCACAGGACGAAGAAATCAAATCGGTTGATTTTTCTCATGTATCGGTACAGGAGCTTGCTGATTTGACATGCAAGAGCAGAAAAACAATATATGAATGGTTCGGGAAAGGTTTGCCCAGGAACGAAGATAAAACGGTTGACCTTAGTATATTTTTGACGTGGTACGAAAACTATTTGATTCAAAGAAACGGCAAAGGCATAAAGGATTTTTCAAGCTCAACAGACCCGTTAAGAAGTATCAGAGCGGAGAAATTAAGAGTAGAGCTTAACAAACATCGAAATCAGTTACTGGACAGGGACGAAGTTATCATGGGACAGATCGCGTGGGTTCAGAACATTCTGGATTTCTGCAAAAAGGGCGTTGAGAGTTTGGCAAGAATGTGCGTAAGCCAGCCGCGGGAAAAAATTATTGAGATATTAAAAGTATTTTTCAGTGACTTACATGGAGAGTCATCGAAAGTGCCGCATGAATTAAAACTACCGGAAGAAAAAGAAAAGCAGCTGAGAGAGTTTTTGCTTAGCTTAAAGCCGCACGATAAAAAAGATGATACTTAATAAAAGACCATTGCAGACATTGGAGGAGGTGAAGGACGCATGGGCGGACAAGGAAATCCCGTCTTTGTCCGAGTGGGCCGAAAACAATTACATCTTGCCAAAAGAAACAGCAGAGCTTTCCGGCCCCTGGTCAAACGAATATGTACCGTTTTTACAAAAACCCATGGAGTGGCTTTCGGACGTAGGCACAAGGCAGGTGACAGTCGCGGCATGTAGTCAGGGGGCAAAAACTGAATTAGGTAATATTTTCATCGGTCGAACAGTCGATGTCGCACCGGCACCGACGATGATAGTCATGCCAAGGGAAGTTGACGCGAAAAGGAGAATTGCAACAAGATTAAGACCGATGTTCAAATCAACACCGACTTTATTAAGTCACCTTGGCGGCAATCTTGAGAAGCTTAACACAGGCAAAGAAACGGTGCTCGACAATATGATTTTTTATATAGCCTGGTCGAATAGCCCAGCTGCGTTGTCTGATAATCCGGTATGTCACATAATCCTTGACGAAGTAGGTAAATTTCCACCGTCGAGCGGTAAAGAGGCGGATCCAGTGAGTTTGTCTAAAAAAAGGCAGAGAACATTCAGGACACGTTCAAAACTTCTTGTCTTATCGACGTTCGTTGAGGAAGGTGACTTGTTCGATGCTGAATTTCAAAAAGGTGACATGAATGAGTTTTTCGTCAAATGTCAGCTTTGTGGAATTTACCACATAATGGCAAACAAAAATTTGATAATGGACAAAACGAAAAGCGGTAAGTTACTGCATCCGGAGAAATACAAAAACGGCGGACATGCAAGATACGTCTGTCCGTTTTGTCAACGCCCCTGGTCCGAGTATCAAAGATGGGATGCTGTTTTCAGTGGAGTATATGCACCAGCTGGTTGTAAGGTTGACAGGAGCGGTCAAATAATCGGCAATATGCCGGTGACAAGTCATCATAGTTGCAGGATATCGGCTTTTATGTTGAATCCGGCTTTCCAAACAATGGATGACTTAGCAGCTGATTGGGCTAACGCAATGACTGAAAAGAAAAAAAGAAATGTTAAGCCCCTGCAGGATTATGTCAATTCACAGCTTGCCGAAACATGGAAGGAGACGGAAAAAGAAACCGATATCACACCGCTGTTGGCTCATGTCGGAAATTATGAACAAAGCAAAGTACCGAAAGGCGTGCAGATGATAAGCTGCGGTGTCGATATCCAGATAGATCACATATGGGTAAGCGTAGAGGGATGGGGATATCTCTCAGAGGTTTGGTCTATTTACGAGGCACGTTTAGAGACCGGAAGCACGAAGGAGCTTGAAAACTGGGAATTGCTAAGAAGATTTCTGAAAACTCCCTGGCAGAGCGAAGATGATAATAACAAGATACCGTTTTATATTTATGTCACTGCGATAGATACAGGATACAGGCCGGAAGTTGTAAAAGACTTTTGCTCTCAATGTACTGAGCTTAATCTGTTACAGGTACGCGGTGACGATAGTGTCCGCAATCGTCCGTTCAGGGCTTCCAAGATAGCCGGTGGATTAATGATTCGTTATGACCTTAATCTTAATTCATACAAAGGCCGGCTCTACAGGTTACTATTCGAATCCAAAACCCCGGGCCCGGGCTACTGGCATTTACACAAAGAGACAACGGAAGAAACGTTGCAGCATTTAACATCTGAGGAACAAAGACCGGTAAGAACCAAAAGAAAACAATCTTACGAATTGATTTGGGTTTTGAAAAAAGAGCATCTGCCGAACCACTTGTGGGACTGTAAGGTGTATTCATCTTTTGCGGCAGAAATAAGCGGTGCTCAGTCATTACAACCATTGACGAATGAGCCAAAAGTGAACGAATCAAATCAGAACAAACAGGGAACGGGTTTTCTCGATGATATACCGAAATTATTCTGAAAATCGGAGAAATAATGCTTAAAACCGCTCAAATCGCAAAAAGGGGTATTATTACACTAATGGAGCCAAAAAAGTTGCTCTACGGGCTTCCTACAGCCTCAAATCCGGCTGAAAACGGCATAAATCCACCAATTTTGCTTTTGAGTGATATTTTCAGGCATTGCGCGGATCGCGGAGAAACATTTTGATAAAGGTGACATAATGAGAATTGAACGAAATATCAGGGCATGGCAAACAGTGAAAATACGTTTTACAAAATTACTTGTATATACCTGGTTTTGGGACAGGTTCGAAGATTGCTTGATTCTTGTTTTTTTATTTTGGAGATACATCGACTTGGAAGATGTAGAAACAAAATCACAGGTTAGAGCGGTTCGGTCTTTTAGAATTTGGGCCGGCTTCATGTCAGAGGCAAGGGGTGAACATTGGGATAATAAATCACGAAGGGGTATTAAATAAAACACGGACGTTGAGATGGGAAATGGATTTTTAGACGATTTGCCGGACCTCGATTTGCCTCGAAGAAAAAAGAGAAATCCGGCTGATGACAAAAGCCAGGTTGTTGAATACATCAGGTTAAGATGTCCTGAGTGTAACAGCACCAATTGCCCTGTTTACAGCAGCAGGGATTTGCCTGTACGATATCATAAATGCGGTAAGTGCGGCCATACATTCAAGAGCATCGAATTGAATTATCAGCCGGAAAACGATTCCTGATAGCAGAAAAAATTTTAATCTTTGTACTAATAATTAGTACAAAGGCACTTCTTTTTATTGGCATATCTCTATAGTGTTCGAATTATAAGCATTAATTAAAGCCATTGGAGAACGTGTTATGGCTACTCTGGCAGAGCAATTAGAAAGCGTACAGGAAGCAATCGCAAGGATTGAGGAAGGTGCACAGAGCATAACGAACAAAGGTAAAACGACTAATTATGCTCAGCTGAATGTGCTATACGAAAGGGAAAGAGATTTACTTGCCCGGATAGATGCTGAGAGCAGAGGCAGGATTATTGTAGCGGAAACATGAGAGAAGTTATACAGCCAAAAGAGTCATTTAGCAAAAGGTTGTCGATCAAGCTCGATGACTACATCAGCATATTGTCGCCGAAAACGGCAATGAATCGAAAGGCGTTTCGGTTCAGTTATGAAATTCTCGACAAACACAGGCTGAGAAAAAAACGCTCCAACCTGGGCGGTACCGGCGATAATCATTTGACCGAAACAAGGCACGATTCATTGAGAGAAATTTGTCGTGACCTTTCCCGTAACAATCCGCTTGTTAAAGGTATTTTCAGAAAGCTATCTACTAAAGTTGTCGGCACATCAACAAAAGTACAATCGATAACTGATGATGATGGGTGGAACAAAGAGGCCGGCTATCTTTGGGAAAATGAAATGGTTAATCAGCCCTGTGAGGTTACAGGCCGATTTAATATTCATACATATCTTAAGCTGTTGTATCACTCATATTGCCAGGACGGTGACATATTTACGCTATTTACAAGAGACGGAATCCAGCCGATTGAAAGCGAGCTATGTGGTACTCCGTACGGCATGGATAAAAAGCCAAAGAACTATCGAATCGTAAACGGTATAGCCATAAGCAATAAAACGAATCGTGTCATCGGCTATTATATAGGCAAATCATCGAAGTGGGGTTACATACAAAATGACAGTTACAAAAAGTATGAGGCTTCTTTTGTTCATCACAGTTTCAGTCCTGATAGATTCAGCTACTCAAGAGGTGAGCCGATTCTTGTTAGTGCTGTTGACGCTATTGATAAACTGTTTGGTTATGTCGATGCGGAGCTCGTTGCGGCAAAAATTAACGCATGTTTTCCAATGATGGTGACAACGAAAACCGGCTCAGGCAATCCGGTACCTTTTACCGGCGGTGTACATTCATCGGGCAAAGACGAATACAATCGCTCGGTTCAGAAAGTCGATCCCGGCTTGATTTGGGAAGGCCGGCAAGGTGAGGATATTAAAGCAATCGGCTCGACGAGGCCGGCACAGGCGTTTGACCCGTTTATGATGCGGATTTTAATGATTATCGGAAATCCGGTGAACATGCCGCTGATGATAATGACAGGTGACTACAGCGGTGCTACTTTTATGAATTCGCGGGTTGCATATTCCGAGGCCCGGGATACCTGGAACGATGAGCAGGAATTGTTAATCAAGCCTTTTGTTAGAACGCTTTATTTGTACAAGCTCAAAGAATGGATTGCCAGGAAAAAATTGTCGGAGCGGATCGACTGGAACAGATTTAATGTTTCCTGTAAACGATGGCCGTATGTTGACCCGTTTAAGGAAGCAAAAGCGGACGAACAGCAGTTGAAAAACGGAACAACAACAAGGACTCAAATTTGTCAGCGTCAGGGTTATGATTTTAACGCAATAACAGAAGAGCGGGAAAAAGAAGAAAAGCTGCTTACTGAGAAAAATATTTCTTTGAGCCCTGAAAAAAAGAGCCAGCCCAAATTCGATGACTCTGTCATAGTTACGAATTAAAGGAGTAATAATTATGCCTTATCCAAACGAGCACAGTGCCAGGCTGAGAAATCCGGACGATTTCGATAAAGAGACATATCGAAGAACCGAAGGCGGCACGATTTTCGGCAAAACAAAAGTGCCGAAAACGATATCGATAGTTTGGGCAAAGCTCAAAGGTAAAACAAAATCTTCGGATCCGCCATTGCCCCAGGCCCTGCGGTTTCCTATAAAGTCATGGACTGAATCAAAGGCAAAGGCCTGGCTTAAGACAAACAAAGTCAAGTATGTATTATTCGAAGCGGCCAAGCCTAAAGACAAACAATCGGCATTAGAAAATGAAGCTCCGCCCCAGGCATGTGTCTTAAGTTCTGATATGCTTGAAAACATGACTTTCGCCGAGAACAAAGACAAGGCCGGTGGTTTCAAAATCGTTGGATATTCGGGCGGTATTATAAAACATTTTTACTGGGGCAATCTGGCTATCGATTTGCAGGGTACTAAATTTTATAAAAAGCCTTTGCCGGTCCTCGAATCTCATTTTACAGACAAGCGAATCGGTTTTTCAACGAATCAAACTATTGACGGAAATGTCACCATAGAGGGAAAGTTTCTTGATAACGAAAATGCACAGTCATTAAGAAACGATATGGAAGCCGGTTTCCCGATGGAAGCAAGCTTGTTTTGTCCGCCATCTGTCATAGAGCGTGTTGCGGAGGGTTCGAGTGTCAAGGTGAACGGTCTTACATTAAAAGGCCCGGGTGCTGTTTTTCGAAAATCAATAATCAAAGAGATAAGCATGTGTGTCTTTGGTTATGATTCGAATACTAAGTCATCGGCTTTTGCCGGTATGGAGAATGTCAAATTCAATTCAATTCAGGAGAATAAAATCATGTCAGAACAATTAAATATTTCAGAAATGAACCTGGACCAGCTAACACAGGAACGTCCGGACCTGGTAAATGAAATCTTCGAAAAAGCCAAAGTCGATGGCGTTGCAGAAGGTAAAAAAGGTGTGATGGATTATTTCTCGGAAATCAAAGAGGCTTGCGGCGGCGATGCTGAATTAATCGTTCAGTGCTTCGAGGAAAACAAAACGGTCAAGGAAGCAAGCGCCTTGAAGATCGATAAACTCAAAGCCGAAAACGAGCAGTTGAGTAAAACAAACACAGAGCTTAGCCAGAAACAGCAAACGAGCGAAACTAACAAAGTCGATCCGGCTTTGGCTGAATTCAATGACGAGCAGCAGGAAACGACAACCACGACAGACAATAAAGGCAGCGACGATGAAAAGCTCGAAGCGGAGTTCAACGCATCGAGTGAATTACAGACAGAGTTCGGCGGTGATGTAAAAGCTTATATTGCTTTTAAGAAAGCAGAGGCTAACGAACAGGTTCGAATATTAGCGACAAAGTAAAAAACGATTCGTTTTTCAGTGACGACGTGGGCAATGATTAAGAGATTGTTTTTTTTGAAAATAGTTTATAACCACAAATTAAAAACGAGGTAACAAAATGGCAAAAGAGGACAAGAAAACTGATATTGAAATAAAAACCGCCCAACAACTCAAAGAAGCTTTTCCGGCTTTGGTATCTGAAATTGAGGCCGAGGCGAGAAAACCTTTTCAGATAGAAAATGCCTCGTCTTTAAGACAGGCATATCCGGAGCTGGTCAATGAGATCGAGGAAGCTGTTGTCGGTGTTATAAACACAACCGATGCGAAAAGTGCACAAAAACGTTTGCCTAAACTTTACGAAACATTGGTTCAGTCAGCGGCTAACGTTGTTAATAAAATGCCGTCCGGCCCGGGCTTCATGCTTGATATTGATGACCCGTTCTCCGAAGGTGCTTTGCGTACATATCAAAATTTGACCGGAAAGAAAAATCTGAGACTGCCTTTTGTTATACCGTTCAGCGACAAGAGCAAGTCGCCGGTCAATAAAAAACTTTGTGAAGGCAAATTCGAAAAATCGGAAACACTGAAAAGCGAATTCAAAAACGTCAATGCTTACATAGAGTTCGAGAGCTTGAATATCGTCAAGGCAATAAGAAGATATATTCTAAGTGCGGACGGTGCCGGTGACAAAGAACGTTCGACAAATGCTTACAGAGCATTATTGAAAATAAAAAAGTAAGTCTTAAGTTCTAATCAGAGCCTGAGATCAAGAATATAAACGAGTGTAAATCTTTGTAAGGAGATAAGCTAATGGCAACTCTAACAGCGGATAGCCCTCTTGATGTAATGGTGGGCAATATTGGTTCAATTCCCGCCGTCGCTTCGGACATTGTCTATGAAGGTGCGATGGTTGGTGACAATGGTGCCGGTTACGGAAGGCCGCTTGTAGCCGGCGACAAGTTTGTCGGTCACAACATCGAGCAGGTTGACAATTCGAGCGGTTCAGCCGGCGACAAGAACATAAAACATTACACGGGCAAATATCGCCTCGTTGTTTCTCTTGTCGGTTTAATCACGGACGTTGGACAGCCGGTCTATGCTTCCGATGATGCGACATATACATTCGTTGCAACGGGCAACAGCTATGTTGGCAAGATTTCGCGTTATGTGTCGGCAACTAAAATGGAAGTTGAGTTCGATCCGCTTGGTTATGATGAATTCGGTGCAAACGAAGCCAGAGAAACAAAGAGTGACAACTATACAGTTGACGCCCTGGACGGCGGTAAAATCATCTATGTTGACACCGATGCAAAGACAATCACTCTGCCGGCCACTGATGCAGGTATCAAAGTAACAATAGTCAATGCCGGTTCGTTCGGTACTGTAGCTGTTACAATCAGCCCGAACGCAAACGACCAAATTAACGGCAATGATGTTACTGCAGCGGACAATAAAGACCTTGTCAACACAAAGGCCACGGCACAAAGAGGCGATTTTGTTACTCTTGTAGCGGATGGAACGGACGGCTGGTTTATAGAGGCCATGCGTGGAACATGGGCAAGAGAGGCTTAATTAATTTAAGCTGATTTGCATTAAGTGACATAAAGTTTTAGACGTATTATAAAAATTAAAATCCGGGCGATTCTTCCGATAGGCCAGTCGGAAGATGACGAAAAAACAATGACGGCAAGCAGGTGCCTGTTAATCTGCTTGCCGTTTTTTGTTGCCCGCTGTAAGCGGTAAATCACAAAACTTATTTTTAGGAGACTACAAATGGGAGCTCAAGGTTTAGGAAGTCGAGCGATAATTGGGAAATTCTTTGCAGCGCTCGAGGAGTACACAGGCAAGTCGTGGGTTGACCTTGTGTCGGTTCATTTCGATTCGGACCAGGCATCGGAGACTTACAAGTGGCTTGGCATGGTACCGGCAATGCGTGAATGGATTGGCGGCAGGCAGGCAAAAGGTTTTCGCGAAAACGGAATCACGATTGAAAACAAAACGTTCGAAGCTACTTTGAATATTCTGTCTGACTGGATTCGCCGTGACAAAACCGGCCAAATCGACATTCGTATAGCCGAGCTTGCTCAAAGAGCGGTTGGACACTGGGGCAAGCTTTTAAGCACGCTCATATTGAACGGTACCGGATCGACGAGCGGTCTTTGCTATGACGGTCAATACTTCTTTGACAGTGACCATAGCGAGGGCGAAAGTGGCACTCAAAAGAATTTGCTTACTTCCAGTGAAGTTGCGGCCCTCGATGTCACTACAGCAACAACTCCGACGGTAACAGAAGCAATCAAGGCGATACTCGGCGTTATTGCTTACATGCTCGGTTACAAAGATGACCAGGGCGAACCAATGAATTCGGAAGCCAAAAACTTCATTGTTCAGACGAGCGTGACATTATGGCCCTATCTGGTTCATGCGACATTGGGTGAGCCTGGCAACGTCAACGAATCGAACGTTCTTAAGGCCTTGAAAAAGGAAGGCTTTGAGGTTTCCGTTGTTCCTAATCCGCGTTTGACATTTACGACACAGTTCGCCGTATTCCGGACAGACGCACCGGCCAAGGCACTAATCAGACAAGAGGAAGAAAAGATTTCCGTAGGTGCCAAAGCCGAAGGCAGCGAGTTCGAGTTTGACAATAATATGCATCAGTACGGCATCAAGGCTGTCCGAAACGTCGGCTATGGTTACTGGCAGTATGCTGCACACGCGACATTAAGCTAAAAGTTTTTTGCTCTTTTCATAAGAGTTTAACTTGTTCGGGTATAGCCTGGTGCGTTAAGGCGGTTCGACCAGGCTATACTTAATACATTGATTTTTATACCGAGAGAAAAATGTCGCTAACTGAACAGGACACAAATTATATACGCGAAGTCGTAACGAACGTTGCTTCTAAAGTTTCTAAGGAAGTCATTTCAGATGTTTTAAAATGGCATATTCAATCTTGTCCCCACGGCAAGACAATACTTGCGTCAAAATGGGGTTTAATTGGTTTGTGTGTTGGCTCAGGATTGACCGGAGCGTTTGGCGGCATTTCAATTTTTGCAGCGATTTCAAAAATGTTGGGTTAGATCAATGACCTTAAAAACGTTTGATGAAATGTTAGTTCAAAACGCGACCATACAATTAGCTTTGTATGGTATAGCGGGTGTTTATCAGCCTGGTGTTCTGGATCGGGATATAACATTAATCATCGAATATGTGTCTGATGATGATGTTGTTGAACCGGTTCAAAGAAGGCGAGGGCCAAGAATAGAGATTCAGGTTGCTAACAATTCAACGACTGGTATCACTCCTGGTGAATTTACATCGGGGCAAAAAATAAGTGCACCGCCAAGATCGGGTGAATCGGCAAGAAATTTTCATTTAGCAAGGATTATCGAACAGGACGCAGGCATGGTGACATTTGAGGCTCATTAATGTTGGCTGTAAAAGTACAATTCGACGAAAAAAGTTTCAAGGAAGCTGTTTTTCTTTTAAGAGCAATTCCGAGGGCTGTGCCGAGGGTATTTACTCGTGCTATTAACAGGGCTGTTGATTCGGCAGCCGTTGATTTAAAACGCAGAGTCGGCAGTATATTGAATGTAAGAAAAGGTGACATTGCCAAGGCATTAAAAAAACGAAGGGCGTCATATTCGAATTTGACAGGTACTATATCAGCCGGCGAGTTCAGACCTGGTTTGATTGCTTTCACAGGGACAAGACAAACGAAACGCGGTGTGACATATAGGATAATGAGAACAACAGGCCGCAAGCTTTTACCGCACGGTTTTATTCAAAGAATGTCAAGCGGTCATCGCGGGGTTTATAAAAGGAAGGGGATCTCGAGACTTCCTATAAGTGAACAGCGTGGACCATCAGTCTGGAGAGTGATAACGAATTCAAAAGACCTCTTAAAAGATGCGACCGATGCGGCCGGTGATAAGATGGCAAAAATGATTAATCAGCAAGTTGGATATGAATTGAGAAAATGGAACCGATAGTTGAACGAATCGCAGTTTGGATCAAAGACGCTATAGATGGCGCTCAAGACGAGGACCAAACAATCACTCTGGCGGCTGTACGACCTACGATAGTTGATTGGAATGTCGAGGATTATAAAAACAACGATGCAATAATTGAAATCATCGACAAAGTGACACTTGAAAAAGCAGGCTCGAAAAGAAAAGAAGTTGCGGAGTGGAAGATATACGGAATCATAAGAGAATTGCCGGCTAATACCGCAGCCGATACTCACTTATGCAGAATGTGTGAGACAATTCGTCGAGTAATGTTCAGGGGAAATGTAAAAGGCCAGGCCTGCGGAGGGCTGGCTTTGAATATAGATTGTCCGGAAGATAATTTTTCCATAATGACAGGTGGTATCGTGGCCGAGGTCACTGTGCAGGTTCAGTATTGGACTGCGATTGATAGCGGTTACAGACAATAAAGAATTAAAATTAAATATTTGTTAAAGGAGAATACCAATGGCAACGAACGCTATTACTGCACTCGGCACAGTAGTAACTTTTGATAGTGCGACAATCGGCGAGATAATGAGCCTTACGGGTAATCGGTCATGCCGAATCATTGATATTTTAAGCTGTGACAGCACGAATTCTGCGGTCGAAAAAATAGCAGGTGCATTAAACGAAGGTGACGTGACTGTTCACATCGTTTATGATGGAAGCAGCGGAGGTGTTTATAACACGCTCAATACAAAATATCAGGCTCGCACAAAAGGTACTTTGCTTATTACTTATTCAGACACAAGCAGCCATTCAATTGATGCGATTATTTCATCTCTTGGGACACCATCATTCAGCGAGGGTGATGGAACGGTTGAATTAGATGTCACTTTTGCACTTAGCGGAAGTGCAACGTTCACAGACGTAGTATAAGGGGTAAATAGCAATGTTGAAAGAAGGCGATGTCATCGAATATCTGGCCGATGTCCGGAGTCCGTCATCACAGGCCGGCACGAAAGGTCAGACAAAAGAGGTTGGCCGGGAAATTACAGTTTTTGCCGCCAAACTGTTATTGAACGGTAGCTATGTAAAAGTAAAAACGGCGGCGAAAAAGCAAAAGGAAAAATAAAACATGGAAACGAACAAGTCAGACAATTCAGAACAGTTAAGCTTAAAAGAAATCAAAACAAAAATTTTGAATCTTCGAAATGAAATACCAAAAGAGGAGGCGGAAATCGCCGGCGTTACAGTTTGGATTCACGGTCTATCATCTTACGGCCTTGAGTCATGGCGTCTTGTTAAGAACAATAACGACCCGGCAATCGCAAAATTGGCAGCGGCCAAATTGATACAACTTACGATGCGTGATGCAGATGGTGTCAGAGTATTCGAAGATAATGAATTGACTATAATTGCCGGCTTGCCAGCTGTTGAGCTTGAGCCGCTCTGCAGGACGGCAATGAAGTTGAGCGGTTACGGTATTGAGGCACAGGCTGAAATACTAAAAAACTTACTGACGACCCCTGGCGACGATGGCTCGTCCGAACCGCCAGAGAATACAAATGCAGTGTAACGGAATTCTGTAAACGACATACGGGATGCGAAGTCTTAGAGCTTTATGTCGCAGAACATTTTTGGCCTACAGGTGAGCCGGCTGATACATTGAGAATTATGATGGCTAAGCACATGGAGCAAGCAACCAGAGGAAACGCACAGGCTTTGTTGGAAGCCAGGAGAATGTTTGAAAAACTAATTGGTACTGCAAGCCCGGAAACGGCCAACAGCAGACGAATGAGTAGAAGGCAAATTAAAAATGTTATGAATGGCCTGGTTTAATATATTTTGGGAATATAAAAAATGGCGAGTGGCACAAATCTAACAGGCAATTCGATTATCAAGCTTGATATCGATTATGAAAACAATCTGTCAACAAAGTTAAAGGCAACACTCGACGCCCTGAGTATCGAAACAAAAATCAAGTGGACATTCGGCACAGGAGCAAAGCAGTCGAATGTATTATTTCACGAGAAGTTGACAATTGCCCAGGGAGCAAACCAGACATTAAACCTTTATGACAGTGGAACGCTTAAAGATGTTTTCGGCAACGCCTTAACGATGGAAGCAATAAAACTGCTCTATGTATTCAACAGATCAACGACACTTGATGTTTCTCTTTTTAGCGGGACAGCCGGTCTTTTGATTATGAGCGGTACCACAGACAAGTATGTGCTTAAGCCTGATTGTTCTCATTTGTGGCAATGTCCCACAGCAGCGGGCATAGTGACGACAACAAACAAAAACTTAAGACTTGAAGTGTCAGCCGGATCGGGTTCGGCAATTATTGACGTTGTCGCTATGGGTAACGACTAAAATTCAGCTTTTCACTGAAAAACTGTTAAAAAGGGTTAAAAGTGTCTAATTTCGGCCAAATCGCAAAAATGGTTAATATAACACTAAGGGAGCCCAAAAAGTTGCTCTACGAGCGTCCTACGGCCTCGAATCAGGCTGATAACGGCCTGATTCCGGGTTTTTGGCAAATTGGCGATATTTTGCCTGGTAAATGACTAATCGGAAAAACGTTTTACAAAAATGGCAGCAAGTGACTTAAAACGCAGAATCGTTGCTCAATTCTCAGCTGAGAATAAAGCCAAGGGTGTAATAGCCGGTTTTCGTCAAGACCTTGACTCGACAGGCAGGACGATGCGTCGTATGGCTTCAAGCGTTTTGGCGCTTGCCGGCATTGGTGGTTTAGGTTATCTGCTCAAGCAGACGATGTCATCTATAGACCGTATGGCTAAGATGTCAGACGAGTTGCATATATCAACGGAGGCCCTGGGCGGTTTAGAACACGCGGCAAAAATAAGCGGCACAAGTATTGAAAATCTGCACAAGGGTTTGGAAATATTTGTCCGCCGGATGGGTGAAGCGAAGCACGGAATTGGTGAGGGTGTCCGCGGCCTTGAAATGCTCGGCATGTCAGCTGATGAAGTTATCTCGATGGGTACAGAGAAAGCTTTCATGGAGATAGCTGAAAGGATATCCGAGGCAGGTACAGCAGCTGAACAGGCCGGCATTGCTTATAACTTTTTTGGCCGTCAAGGTATGCAATTATTAAATATGTTCCAGCAGGGTAAAGTTGGAATTGAGGAATTAACAGACGAAGCCGAGAAATTAGGGCTTACGTTTTCACGTCTTGACGCGGCGAAAGTCGAGGCCGCCAACGATGCATTAACCCGGGCCCGGGGTGTTATAACCGGACTTGTTAGATCGGCGACAATAGAGCTTGCCCCATACATAGAAGTCCTGGCGACTAAATTTGTTGACTTGGCGACATCAGGCGAGGGGATGGGACATAATGTCACGAACGTATTTGAATTAATGACACAAGCGGCCGTAAGGTTAGGCTCTACAATACAAATGCTCGGTGTCAGACATAAGCAGATAAACGCTATTGCTCTGGAAGGTATGGCCAAGTATTTTGGATTTTTGGAAAAGATTGATTTTATCCCGCAATTCAAAGGGATGGAATATTTATTTAAAAAGAAGTTTGGAGTAGGCTTCGGCGAATTTAGCGAGACACTTCGTGAAGAGGCTAAAGAATGGAAAAGCGAGCTTGCAGACCTTGAAAAAACTACAAAAGAAAAAACCAGTCAGGTAGAAAAGTTTTTTGATGATTTGAGATCCAAAGCTGAGCAGAGAAGAATCGAGCTTGAGAAAAAATCAACAGAACGCATGGCAGCTTACGGCGGCACAATAGATTTGGATGTTTCGACTGATGATAAATGGGAACAATACTGGAATAATCTGCCATACGAAAAATCGTATCAGGCCATGCAGGAAAGGATGGCTAAACAAAAATATGAGACGAGCCTTGCTGTCACTACTAAAATAATGGAGGAGGAGAAAAAACAGGCTGAGCAATTGGAGAGGTGGCAAAAAGAACACAACTTGAAAAAGGCTGAGGAACAACTCGAATTGATGCAAAATCAAATTGCAAAACGCGAAGAAATGGAAAAACAGTCAGCTGAAAGGCGTAAGCGAATAGCGGAGGATGTCGCATTGAGCATGGCCCGGGGCTGGACAAATGCACTTGACCGGATGATGTTCGAAGGTCAAAAGTTCTGGGATTCGATGAAACAAATGTCACGCAGTCTTATACGTGAAATTGCTAATATAATACTTTATAAAAAAGTTGCTGAGCCTATTGCTTATAGTCTTATGGGATTAATGCCAACAGGTCAAACAAAATATGGCCAGTATGAATTACCAACGGTTGGTAAAGTGCCTTCAGCGGCCGGGGGTACAATGGCAAAATATCAAACCGGTGGATTAGCTAAAGAAACAGGACCGGCCTGGCTTCATATTGGAGAGGAAGTATTAAGACCGGATCAAAGACGTTCTGGTGACATAGAATTTCATGTCCATAACGAAGGAAACGACAAGCTCGAAGTTACCAGGTCGGAACAATATATATTTAGCGACAAACGTATTATTGATGTCACTATGGGTGCAATGTCAACAAACGTTCAATATCAGATGGCAATTGCAAGGGCGGCAAGGTAAAGTAAATCATGGCAGATATAACAGTAACACCGTCAACATTAGAATTGAGTCTTACGATTGAAAGTGTGACTTTGCCAGGTGCGGAGCATATCGAATATCCGTCAACATTAGCACTTGACTTGCAGGTGAAATCCCCAAAGCTGCTTTGTCAATTTCCAATATTAACAAGAGATCCGAATTTGAATTTCAGGGATGAGCCATCAGCCGGATCGGTGTTATTAGGTGAAACAGGTTCAGGATATCCGGTATTAAATAAAATCAATACATTTAACGGCAGAGATATCGAATTCGACATGCCGTCTGTGCCGGATGCTGATAAAGTTCAGTATATTGCATTTTACGAGGCCAACAAAGACACATATTTTCCATGGTACAACAAGCAGGACGGAGTGACATATAATGTGATTTTTGCCGAAAGGCCGAGATGCAGACTTGCGGATGGCATAGGTGACACATGGAACATGACTTTTCATTTTATTCAAGTCAGTGATTAATCAGAAAGGAGAATTATGACAGGTAAGATAGTAAAACACGAAGGTAAGGATTATCTTCAAATTCAGGACAAGTTAATCCCGATTCAAGGCTACGACGATAGCGGCAAGCCGATAATTAGCTGTTGGTCGGAAGAAAAAACCAATGAGAGCGGTGGCAAGGATTGTACCGTCCACGTCCCCTGTTTTCAGTTAGGGTCAAAACAGCAAAAAGTATCTTAAATAATTAACTGGAACCGCCGTAATAAAAAAACATTTTGAAAGGTGAAATATGGCTTCGGGAATTTACGACAGATACAAAGCTAATCTTATGAACAAAGAAGTTGATATGGAAGCGGACACTATCAAGGTCATGTTACTTGATAACAGTCACAGCTTTACATCAACACATAATCAGAAATCGGAAATTGTCGCAAATGAGATTTCTGGAACCGGTTATACGGCCGGTGGTGAAGCTTTGACAACCAAGGCGGTAACGCAGGGTGCAACAACGAAGTTTGATGCAGATGATACTCAATGGACAAGCGCCTCTTTCACTGCCTATCATGCAGTTATCTATGATGACACTTTAACTAATGATGATTTGATTGCTTCCATAGATTTTGGTGGTGCTAAACAAGTCACTTCCGGCACGTTTACTATTCAGTGGCACGCGAACGGAATTCTCACTCTGGCGACTGTATAGTAATTCGAACACTTAGAGCTTTGATAAACAAAACCAGACCTTAGCCGGTCCGGTTAATTTTTCATTTCATCAATACAATTGTGTTCGGAGATTTATCATGGCCGAGTTATTAATATTAGACATTGATAACTGGATGGACAAATTGCCAGCCGCCGAGTTGGCAGAAAAACTGAAAGACGCAGCGTTCAAAGCAAAATACGATATGCGATCTCAGTCAGGTGACGTAGTGGAAATCCGGGAAGATGGTGGCTTTAAGAACGCCGACAAATACACAAAGTTCAGGGTTGTCAAGCTGCCTGGCGTAAAGAAGGATGATGTCATGTATCTGCTTGCCGCGGACTGGACAAAGTGACAATAAGCCACAAGAAAAGATTTAGTGTCACTTCTGGTGCCGGCAAAAAAATAGAGGTTGTAAATAGCATTAATGAATTATCCGTGACTGACAAGAAGGTTTAATGGCACAAGTAATCAGATATGTTGACCCGGACGCAACGGGTGCTAACAACGGTACTTCGTGGGCTGATGCCTATACATCGCTGAGTGCGTGGGAATCCGCAGAGCAGACAGACCTGGTCAGTGACGGTGACTATCACACAGTGTACTGTCGATCCTCAGGGGGAACAGATGATACGACTTATGTCGTTATCAACGGCTGGAATACAGGTGTATCTAATTACATAGAGATCATAGGCAATGACTTCCCCTCAAATGCACAATGGGATGGAACTAAATATGTTATTGGGACATCAGCCACTTATGATATCGCAATTTACGAGCAGTACGTTTATATTATAAACATTCAAGATGCCCCAACTGCTGGATCAGGAATCTACCCGACCGTAGCGAATTGCTATATCGATTCTTGTTATCTTAACGGTGGAAATAATTCGGTCATTGGCGTCAACAATCAAAGTGGTGGTACGGTTTATATTTACAACACTATCCTTGAAGATGGTAGCCAGGCTGTTAAAAATTATGGCACTGCATATATTTACAATTGCACTATTTATGATTGGTCAGGTCAGGGTATTTATAATATCTCAGGAGGGACATTAACAGCTAAAAACTGCGCTGTAGGTAATTGTGGTGATGATTTTCTAAATAGCGGCTCTATAACAATAGATTACTGCTGTTCTGATGATGGCGATGGAACGAACTCACAGAATCCATCAGGTAGTAATTGGGATAATGAATTTACTACTCCAGGCACGGACTTTTCGCTTGAGAGTGGCGGTAATTGCGTCGGTAATGGTACGGATGACCCAGGAAGCGGGTTATATTCTGACGATATCATAGGAACATCAAGAACAAGCACTTGGGACATTGGAGCTTTTGAATTAACAAGCGGTGATGAAACAGTAACACCGTCTGCCCAGGCATTGGGTGCTACATTACAAAGCCCGACGGTTGTTGTAGATTGCACAGTCACGCCGAGCACTCTTGCATTAGGAATGACACTTGAAACGCCAACTGTTTTGGCCGGTGTAATAGTCACGCCCTCTGCTCTCGATCTGGGCTTAACGCTCGAAACACCTACTCCGGTCATCGATTGCACAGTCACACCCTCTGCTCTTGATTTAGGATTAACACTTGAAACACCTACGCCGGTCATAGATTGCACAGTCACGCCGAGTACTCTTGCATTAGGAATGACACTTGAAACCCCTACTGTTTTGGCCGGCGTAATAGTCACGCCCTCTGCCCTCGATTTAGGCTTAACACTTGAGACACCGACATTGGTGATTAATTCTATTGTTACACCGTCAACGCTGGATTTAGGCATTTCACTTGAAACGCCGACAGTATTTGCCGGCATAGCAGTCACGCCCTCGGCTCTTGATTTGGGCTTAACACTTGAAACACCTACGATAATTGTCGATTGCACGGTTACGCCCTCGGCTCTTGACCTTGGATTAACAATTGAAACGCCGAGTGTTTACGCTGGATCGATAATCACTCCGAACGCCCTTGATCTGGGCTTAACACTTGAAACACCTACAATATCTATCGATTGCACAGTCACGCCCTCTGCTCTCGCTTTGAGCATAACAGTTGAAACGCCAAATGTGCTAACAGACAATTTATTTTCTCCGAGCACATTTGCATTAGGTTTAACACTTGAGACACCTACAATTTTAACGACAACAAATTTCGTGGCCCCGCCAACTTTAGAAATGGGGATGACTTTACATGAGCCAACGATAATAACCCGCTTTACTGATATTCCGCCGGCAATGGAAGAAACATTGATAGACCCGTATTTCGGCGGTGCCTGGCTGTGGCTGTGTGAAGTTGTAATGATCGGGCAGGATACCATAAGAATCGCACGCAATACAGACGATGTAGATTATGATAGAGAGACATTCTTAAAATCAAACTTCAAAATTGGAGAGCAAATATTTAGCGGTGATGGAACCATCCCCAGAGTGACATTGCGAGTCGCACAAGACGCGAATCGTTTAATGGAAACATTGATCAATGACACCGAAGGTGCTCTGGGTGCAAATATAAAACTTATCAAAGTAAATGAGAATTTTCTAACAACGCCGGTATCGGCCTTGGAGTATGACTATGACGCCCTGTCTTCTGAAAGTGACACAGAATATGTGACATTAACCCTCGGTATTCCGAACCCATTAACTCAAAGATTTCCTTTGAGGTTATACAGTAGCAAGAAATGTTGGAAGGCAACACCGACATTATTCAAAGGTCCGGAGTGTCAATATGCAGGTGCGGACTCAACATGTACCGGTACTTATGAGGATTGTTATTTAAAAGGAAACGCGGTTAATTGGGGCGGCGAATTGGGGCTGGACCCGAACGTGTTAAAGGTATGATTGCTAAACAAATACAAGAGATACTTAATGAACCATTTGGTCAGAACCTTGCCGGCCAAAGCAGAAAGTATGTCTGTTGGGCTTTTTGCCGGCATGTTTACAGATTGCTCGGCTTGCCTCGATTAAAAAACTTACAACATCAAACGCAGATGAAAAAAATTGACAAGCCGGTTGTGCCATGCATTGTGCTTTTTAATATGGGCGGTGACTGGCATAGCGGAGTTGTCTATCCGGATACACTACATTTCATACATGCAACGCCGGTTGACATTAAAGACAGAAACACAAATCAATATGTGGCTTGCAGGGAGCGGTTGACCGGCTGGCCCTGGAGTTTAATAATCGAAGGTTATTATGAACCATGATTCATCAATATACGTGGCTATTTTAAGTCATCCTTTTAATAAAGGTGACACAACAGTTGTTCGAGTACCATTCAAGGGACAGAACATCGAGCAATTGAAAAGTCAATTACACTTGCCGGCTAATGACCTGTGTGTTGTTGACAATAAAGAAAACGGTCAAATTAGAGCGGGTTCGAAAGTGGTGTTCGCTCCTGCAGCTGCATGGGCTGTACTATGGGAGATAATAAAGGGGATTGCCTGGTCGGCGCTCATAACAGTCGGTGTGTATTACTTGACAAGGGGATTATTCGACCAGACGTTACCGGAGAAAAAAGAGCTACCGGAGACACAGTCTTTTGGCTGGGATTCATTCACACAAAGGCGAGAAGGTATTCCAATGCCGGAACCTTACGGAAGGAATATGCATTATGGAAACATAGTTGCAAAGTGGACAGACGTTGACGATAGCGGTAGTGAGATTTTATATTTGATTCTCGATTATGGCCGTGGACCGGTTCAAGGCAGGGGATCCAACATTGTTTATATAGATGACCAGCCGGCTGGCAATTTTTCAAACTTAACTGTGCAGGATAGATTAGGTACGACTAATCAGACCTGCATGACAGGTTTTGAAAAACACAAGAACGAATACAGGACTAAAGGCTACGAGTTTACTTATGATGATGGCCCGGTGACATGGACAACACCTAATCAGAATTTTAATGATATCGAATACACTCTCGAATTCCTACGCGGCATTTGGCATTATACGGACATGGGCGACCAGGTCGCTCATTCGATAGGTGTCAAAGTTGAGATTAGCGAAAGAGGTTTGGCGACGTGGACAACTCTGCTTAATACAAGTATCAGTGAAAGTCAGATGTCGCCTGTCTATAAAAAATATAGCGTCAATGAACAATCGCCGGGCTATGTGGAACGCGGCAAGAAATACGATTTAAGATTCACCAAAACAACAGCAGACCAGGGAATTGTTCGTTTTGGCGACGATGTCGGTGTAAGGTCGGTTAGGGAGGTCATTGACGTAGCGTTTAGAAGGCCTGGTCGTGCATTGCTCGGTATAATAGCCCTGGCAACAGAGCGGTTGCATGGAAGCTTCAATGTCAAGTGGGTTGCTGATGGCAAGCTTGTCAATATTTACAACGGGACATCATGGTCGATTGGTTACACACGAAATCGAGCATGGATATATTTTGACCAGGTGACACAGCCTGTAATTAGCGGTGACGGAGCGGGAGAACCATATACGATTGAGCGGTACGAAGGGCTAAGCCCGACGAGGGTTGATACTGCTTTCATTTATGAGTGGGCTGAGTGGTGTTCTCAGCAGGTTGACGATGGTAACGGCGGTACAGAAGATAGGATGACATGTGACATAATCTGCGATTTTTCAACAGATGTGTGGCG